CAAGTCATCGGCCGTCAGGTAGTAGGGAAGATGCCTGCACTCGTAAGGTGCGACCATCCTTGCCCCTCCGATGACCACCCGCTGATAGCGTTGGTGATGGTAGAAGGCAAAGGTCGTGTCAACGGGTGCAAGTTGCAGGTCGTGGAAGTAAGGTTGGTTCTTGTAGCGCAGTTCGGCCTGCTGGAAGAACAGGGCATCAGTAGGAACATCGTCCGTCCGAATGCCAAGGCCGATTTTGTCCTTGACCGAAAACCTAACCCCGTTAAACGGGTCGCCTTCCTCCTGCTCGTACATATAAGATTTTTCGGGTAGGTCGTACCAAAGTTCCCGCATACGCAGGAGCGTGTCATCGGGCAGCGCCGAAAGGTCAAGGTCGGGGTCCGTGACGATGTAGTCGGGATATCCCATGTCAAACAACTGCTGCGGGATTTGCGCCTGCCATGCTACAAGGTGGCCGAAGTTGCCACCCGTGCGGATTACTGCGACCTCGTTGGCTTCCAATTTCAACTGCTCGTACCATTCCAGCGTGGGGCCGTAGGTAGAATCGTTGTCCACGATTAGGATGGGTCCAACCCCAGGCATCCGCATCAGTTTCTTGACCATCGCCTTCGGCCAAGTGTAGAGGTTGAAGTTGGTAATGATGACGGGGATTTTGGCCATGGCTAAAATGTGATGACGAACTTATCGGGACCTGGCCATCCCTTGCAGGAGTTATAGACGGTCATGCCTTCCCGCTTCCCTATCCAATGCTCGGCCTGCCAGCGGTGTTCCCTTACGGGTTCGCCAAGTTCCCGAATGTGGGATGACTTGGCCCACCAAAAAGTCCCCGCAAAGTAGGGATACCCGTTGGGGTTGTTGTGGTCAGCGATTTGGGGAAACTCTTCCTTGGTCAGCCAATAGGCTCCCACGCAGTCCACATTAGCGAGTTCTGCAATGGCCCGCTCCCATGCGACGATGTTAAAGAATATCATGGACCTGCACCAAAGTTGGTTTATCAGGGATGGGTCGGAACTGCCCTTGGTGTGGGCGTACAGGTAGGCGGCATCCTCGGTTTGGCTCGCCTTGTACATCTCGGTCAGCGTTGCTTGCTCCCATGCGTTTGTGCGGGTTACGACGACCTTGATTTTGGAAGCCACGAGCGAGTTGTCCAAGATTTCTTTCACGACCTTCCGCTGGTCGGGTGGGCCGACGATGCCGACACGAATTTCGTCCAACTGTTCTATCAGCCCGTAATTGCAGAGGGCCATCATGTGCTGGTGCATGATGAGTTGCCATTGCCCGCCTCCGCCGCAATAGATGTGGTAGTAGTGTACGAGTTTCATAATATGGAAACAATTGCAAAAATCAAGACCAATAAGAGGAAGAATCTGCCAAAAATCAAAAGCAAATCAATGATGGATTCAAGGTTCATGCCCCAAAGTTACACCACAAGATACTTCCCCGAATTGCTGACGGCCAATTTGTTGAGGGCCACATAGCGTAGCGCATCGCAGGCGTGGTTGTAGGAGTCAATTGGGACCCCCGTGTCCTTGCCGTCCTTGTCGGTGGCCCAAGTGTAACTGCGGAGTTCCTTAATCAGGTTGGTGCTATCCTTGGTCACATGAAGGTTGAACCGCTTCACGATGTCAATCCCCTGCCTGACTGAATCGGGTCCCTTGGATGCGGGCTTGATATTGAATCCGAGGCGGTAGATTTCCTCAATGCTCTTCGGTTCTGCAGAATCGGCCACAATCTCCCACGCCCTTGTAATGCCGAACTCTTTCAGTCGGACGGCGATGTCGGAGTTGGTCAGCCCCCGATGGTAGAGCAGTTCGTGGATGAACAAGTCGTCACCCCTGCGGTAAACTGCGACCAAGGCGGTTGGGTCGTTGCTGAAGCCCCAGTCAAGCCCGTAGGCGACGAATTTCATCGTGGATGGGTCTATACCCTCAACCACCGTGTAGTCCCCGTATATCGCACCCTGTAGCGTCCCGACTTGACCCAACCCATACACCTTCCACCAGTTCGCCCAGTAGGCGGAGGTTTCCGCTTTGTCTCGGTTTAGTTCAATATCGTTCCGAATCGTATCAGGAAGGGCCTCGTTGTCTTGGTATGTGAGGATGAGGAACTCCGCATCCGCTTCGGGCAAGACCTCGGTGTGCGCCCAAAATTCGTGGGTTGGGTTGAAGTCAATGTATATCTCCTGCGAGGTACGGATAGCCAACTGGTAGTAGGAATCGAAGTCAATGTTGTTCGCCTCGTTGATGTAAAGTACCTGCCTCCTTGCCCCTCGGAGCCGTGCTTCCGAATCAGCCGAGAAGAACTCAATCGTAGACCCGTTGGCGAAGTTGTACTGCAGCAGGGTCTTGTTCCAGCGGTCGGGAACCCAACGATGGGTCCATTGCATAATCTTGGCGAAGTCCTTGATGGCTCCTCTCCGTAGGTGAGGGACGGATTCGGACACCACGGATATTTCCGACTTAGGAAACCGAGCGGCGTGGTCTATCAGCACCGCAAGGATGCCGAATGTTTTGGATGCGCTCGTTCCGCCTTGGATAACTTTCTTCCGAGCGGTCATCGCCCGAATCTTCTTGATAGCGGTGGTGTACTTAAAGTCCATCCCCGAAGAGGGGTTGCTCAATCGTGATACTCGTTTCCTGCTTTTCCACCAAGCCGTTCAATCGCTGGGTGATGGAGGGGTTGTAGATGCCCGCCATACCTCCCTTGATTTGGTCGGCTCGGATGGCTTCCTTTATGCGCTGGCAGATTGCGGTAAATTCTTCGTATGCTCCCCCTTTGTTGTTAAAATAGTCCCTCCCCCCATCAGCAATACCCTTGTCCCAAAGGTGCAATTTAAACCCCTCCATGGTCAATGGGGCTTCTTTTTCCCGAAAGACCTCCACGGCTTTGGGGCCAATCCAATCTTTTACAAGGATGGGTTGCTTCTTTGTATTGACGCAATACTCGCTGAAATCTTCCCAAAGTTCTTGGGGGTTCGCAAATACCCGTGGCCTTCCTGCTCCCATCAGTATTCTATTTTGTCAATGAGTTCGTCAATCTTGTCCACGATTTTCATCTTCACCGCAAAGGCGTTGGGCGAGTTGGAATCGTCCACCGCACCAATGCAGTCGCAGAGGGTCGTGATGACCATCATCAGCGAATCCATGCGGGCTTGGACTTGGGCCTCTTCGTTGGGGGCTTTAGTTGAGTTCGCCAAGTTCTCGGAGTTTATTCCTGCTCCACCCAAGGGCCGCTTTGCCACCCCAAAGGAGGTAACTGATGTAACCGCAGTCGCTGGTAGAGTCAGCGTTGTCGTAGTAGGTTTCCGCACGGCTAAGGTAGGAGTGCATCCGTTTAACCGTTTCAAGGGAAATCCCTTCCCCGTTGGCGAGTTGCTGCGCCCTGACCTTGCCCGTCTGCGTGGCGCACTTGTTACCATTGCGCTCGTTAAGTTCAATCCCCCGCTTGGCGTTATTGCGCACACCTTCGCCATAGTCGGCATAGGTTTGGAACTGTTCACGGGTTGGGGTTGTTGATGGCATGGGTAACGGTGTGGTGGTTGGCTTGGGCGAAGGTGTCCGCCTCTTGGTAAATGTATTGGAGGGCCGATTTTACGCAGTCAGCGCACCACCAATTCGTGTTGGGTCTGCCGTGGGCCACGAGGATAGTCTGCAGGTCGTGGACCGCTTCGGGGCTTAACCGCATGAACAGGGCGGCTTGGTACTGCTCCCAATAGTGGCGGTGCTTGGTTGCAAGAATGAACTCGTCTTGGGTCATCGGTTCGTGACTTGGAGGATAACGACCGTTAGTCCCGCCGATGCGAGGCCGTACACGGGAGCGAGAACCCAACCGCAGGTGGACCAGGTGAGCAGGACCGCCACCCAAAAGGTCAGGCAGGTGACGCAACTAAACGGCTTGTGCCTTGCGAACCAGGTCTTGTACCAGGCCTGCGGCAGGACATGGTACTCGGCAATAGCAAGGGCGGTGAGGCTACTTATCAGCAGGGGAAATATCAGCGTGTCCATGGTTTTGGATTGCGGCCTTGATTTTGGCCTTGGCTTGGTCAATGGAATAGATTATAGAACGATACGGAATACCCGTGTCACGGGATAGTTTCTTCATATTCCCCGTGCGCAGGTGCAATCGGAGCAGTTCCTTGTCGTAGGGAAACGCCCCGTCCTTTGCCCAGGTGTCCATCTCGGCTTCGGCAATGGCCCAAAGGTCGTCCATCAAGGAATCGTACTCGGACTGGGGGATGGGCGAATCGGGGTCCAGTTCCTCCAGCAAGTCGTGGTGACGGTACTTTTGGGCGAACTGGTTGTTCTTGCCTCGGTAGAGGTTGAGCAGCAAGCGTACCACATAGAACTTGAAGTACCCCTGCGACTGGATTTGCAGAATCTTGGCGGGGTCTTTTTCCAATAGGATTAACACGCACTCCTGCTCCAAGTCCCTCCAAAGCGGGTCGCCCCCCGTAATGGTCAGGCAGGCTTTTCGGATTTCGCCGCTTCGGTAGAGGTCGAGTATGATGGTGTCTGCGGATGCCATGCACAAAGATTGCAAAAAAAAGGGGTCAGCGGTTAGGCCGACCCCTTGGGCGTGATAGCGGTTTCGGGCTATTCGGTGGGCGGAAGTTGCAGAGTATCAGTAATATAAGCCCCTTCAGCGGTCTGCAAGTACTCTTGGGCGTTGTTGAAAACTTGCCTCCGAAGGTAGCGGAGTTGGGGCTTGGCCTTGCAGTCGTTGTGAAAGGATTCCAAGTTGATAATGATGGTGGAGTAGTGGCGGTTCAACTCCTTGCCGATAGCCATGTAGGTGAATAGGTACTCGTTGTAGGCGATGTCGGCCACGATGTTCCGAGCGATTACGCAGGGCCGTTCCCTGCTTGGCGACCGCACCTGGTCGGGGGTGATGCCGAATATCATTGCGGTGGTGTCAACGAGATGATGGATGAGGGCTGGGGTCATGGGTTACTTTGAAAATGCTCGGATTGCTCGCAAATCGGTCACGACTTCGGTTAAAAGGACTCTTAATTGGGCCAATACTTCTAAATCTGCTTCAGTAAGGAGTCTTTTTTTTACTTCGATGGCTTCACTAAGGCGTTCCAATTTTGCCTCGTATTTTTCTATTATTTCGTTCATGGGGGTTGGGT